GGACATTACCTGCCACGGTCTTTTCCGAGATAGGCTTACGGGCTACGGTCACAGGCTCAAGGGCAGGTTTCAAGGCAGTACCCCAGCCTTCCCATTGTTGGGCCTCTGGCGTGGCGGGGGCTGTGATGTCGCCGCTGCTGCCTTGCTCTCCACTGAAAGCAACGACCCCCTTGTTTGGCGTCTGCTGTGCGGCCTTGCGAGTGTCGAAACCGACCACCTCACGTTCGGCCCCAGCCGCCTTGTCGATCGCCTTACTGATATTGTGAGACTTAGGGAAGCCAGAACCATAAACCCATGCAATCATGTCACGGATTTCAAACCCTGCGTCTTCGATGTTTACCGCCATCCGGTGCTGTGTACGAGTGCCAGCAAAGGCTAACAGGTGTCCACCGGGCTTTAGTACCCGGAGACATTCCTCCCAGATTGCTACACTAGGGACCTCGTAGTCCCACTTCTTGCCCATGAAGGACAGGCCGTAGGGCGGGTCTGTTACGATGGAATCCACCGAGTTGTCCTCTAGGGTCTTCAGGCTGTCTAGGCAGTTGCCCAGCATAAGGTTTACTTTGTCCATTACAAAATCTCCTGTAGGGTGAAAGAACGGGGGTCAAACCGGAGCTTACCAGCTGCCCCTTCCTCAGAACATGGACGGTTCTTCTTGATGGTGAGGTAGGTGGTGTTCCGTTCCTCAATGTCGTCAGAGTCCTTGTCCCGGTGAATGTCGATAACTACACCAGCTCTCTGGGTAATCATGCGGCAGTATTTGACCTCTCCCATTTCGTTGGTGTGGCCGATGGTCACAAGGGCAATGTTCAACTCAGCAGCCAACTTTGACAGACGGACAGACAGGTCCGCAAGTAGGGCCTCCTTGTTCTCGTCAGTCATCCCGGAGACTACGTCTTGGATTGGCTCGAAGAATATAAACTTGACCTCTGCTGCTGTGGCGAAGTACCGGATTTGCTCGATGAAGTCGTCAACCGTTGAGCCCTCCGGCATGTAAAACTGGTGGAAGACCTCCGTCTCTGCAATCTCCTTAATTGCCTGTTCAACCTCTGCATTGGTTTCCTCGTCTTCAATCAGGTCTCGCCGGGTTACGTTCTTGCCTAGCTTGTAGGACACAAGGCCCAGCAAGGTACGGAGCTTAGTTTCCTCAAGGTGCCATGCAGCAAAGGGGATACCTTGCTTCAGGAGGCTGAACTCAAGGAACCGCATGACCTCGGTTTTACCGATACCTGTAGCAGCCTTCAGGACGTGGAACTGTCCTTGGTGGATGCCAAGCAGCTTATCATCAAGGGCCTGAATGCCGGTCGGTGCAAACTGATGGTCCGGTGTATCCCGGTAGAGGGAAAGAAGTTGCTCCGGGGTGGACAGGACGTTCTCCGGGGTGAACTTACGGGCTGCATACCAAGCAGACTTGAACTCCTGTTTCTTACCCTTCTCCAGAAACTCGTTCGGGTCCTTGTACTTGTCGAAGTTCATCCGGTAGGTCTTGGACGGGAACAGGCGAAATATTTTCTCTGCCAGAGCATTGCCGGGGGCATCACTGTCAGTAGCTACAATAATCTTCTCGAAGCTGTCCAGCCACGGGCCACACTTCTCCCACAGACCCTTAGACGGGGTCGCAGAGGGGAAGGAGACCACAGGGTTGGTGTAGGTCCCCTGAAGCATCTGGTAGGCTGAGAGGGCGTCTAGCTCTCCCTCAGTGACCGTTACATAACGAGCCGAACCAGCATTCCACAGGTTCATCCCAAATAGCTCATCCTGACGGAGGCCCACTGCAGAGAATGCCTTGGGAAAATACCGTACCTTCTGACCACCAGACGGGTAGGTGTATTCCTGCTTCACAGGACCGTCAGAGTCCATGAAGGTCTTTACACCGTAGAAAGCCATCGTGTCTTTGCTGATACCCCGCATGCCGATGAAGTCAGCCTTGAGGGAGCCACTGTCACGGGCTTGGATATTCTTGGGGACAAAGGAGGACACGTTGTCCTTCTCCTTGAGTGGGTATTTCATTCGGGTTTCCTCTGAGTAATTCACACCCTTTGCAGGGTAAGGGTTGTCACAACTAAAGCATTTTCCTACACCCTTCTCAGGATTGAAGCTGAACCCATCGGAGGAGCTACAGCTAGGGTGGGGACAGGGTTGGTGGGACTGTTCCTCGTTTAAGTACATATCCTCTCCTTTCGGGTTTACTAAGGTTTAAACCTATACCTCTCTGTGGGAGATAGGGTTCAAATTAAACAAGGCTACGCAGGAATGCAGAAAGGGTCTGGTTCATCTTCTTTGCCTTGGACGGGCTTACGTCCAGCTCTGCAGAGATGTCCTGAAGGCTGTACCCGAGGGGCCCATACTGGTAGTAGAAAAGGGTATGATATTCAACCCCCATCTTTTTCAGGACCAGCTTTGCCGCCTCCTTAAAGAACAGCTCAAACTCTGGGTCCGACACTTGGGCATGAGGCATTTCATCAGATACTTGGCTCAGGTCCTTTAGTGCCCAATACAGGCTGTAGAATGCCTTTTCACTCAGCTTGTCCGTACCGTCCCAAGTCTCACCAGCTCGTATCTTTTTGAGTGCAGTACGGGTCCCTTCGTGCATAGGGACCGTTACGTCTAGGCTACTCTTGGACAGGAAGTCGTTCATGGCCTCCCACGCCTCTGTAGCTGCCCGGTCTTCACCCTTAGCTTCGGACTCTAGCCAAGCTAGGGCCCCCTCTTGGTACAGGTCCTCGTAGAGTTCAGGGTTACTGAAGCCCCTAGCCAGTGCAGCTAGGGTTGACTCCATTTCGTACTTCTTGCTCATTTGTCTTCCTCTGTCCTGTCTAAGTACCATTCGATAACCTCAAACTCTAGCTCTACGGCTGCAGTGGCCAGCCTCTTGGCTGTGTCAAGGCTTGGGTGGGTGGCTGTGAAATGGTCCTCGGTCATAGCCTTGGCCTCCTTAATCACTGACACCAGTAAGTCTTCCATTCTACTGTTCATAGTAACCGTACTCCTTTCGCATATCCTTGAGGAAGTCCTGGGTTGCACGCAGTTCGGACTTCAGGCCTACATAGCCTAGTGTCTGCTTGTCACCGGAAAACTCCTTAATCTGCTTCTTTAGTTCAGCAATACGACGTTCGCAGACTGCTTCAAATGCGGGGTTCATAGTTCAGTACCTTTCGGTTCGGGTTGGTTGATGACTACCTATTTAAACCGTTCTCAGAGGAATGCAAGAGGAAAAATGCACCGGAGACAAAAAAAGCCCCCGGAGGTTATCCGGAGGCCTTTCATTAGTAACCCTTACAGAAGGCTTCCCTTCTGAGGTTGTTCTCTAGTATCTGGTCGGTGGTCTCTAGTGTGTCCCACCGGGAGGCGTAGATATAGTCCCATTGGTTACAGGCTACCTCAATCTCGATACCAGCCTTTCTTGCCGAGCAACCGGCTACGGTCAGCAGGAGAAAGCTTGTCAGCATTACGGGCAGCATCGTCAGCTTCTTTAGCCCTGTGGTTGGCGTCTTCATCTTGTTTATCCTTGTATCGTTCAACGGCGTCCCTCTGGCCCCACCAGATAAGACCGGCAATTAGTCCTACACCGATAAGCAGGGCTTGCCACTTGGTATCTAGCCACTTGATGATTTGGCTCATTTCTTCAGTCCCTTCTTGACCATCTTCTCAAACCGTCCCCAGAACTTGATGACCAAGAACACCAGAGCCAAGCCAATGAGAACCTGTGCAACCACAGAACCCATTTGCTGTGCTTTCTCAAAGCCGAACAGCTCAAAGACGGTAGTGAAGAACGTAGCAATAATCCCAAGGCCCCCGGTGATGATTGTCCGGAGTCCCTTCAGGCCACCATGCAGCAATGGGTCCGGGTCGTCCTCTGGTTCCTTGGTCTTAACCGGGGCCTCTACTTTGACCTCTGGCTGGATGAACCCGAGTTCTTCCTTGGTCTTCTCGATAGTAAACCCATCGTCCCTCCAAGCCTCTCGCATACCGTGGACCATGCCGTAGAACATCTCATCTACTACGTTCTGGTCTGTGGTGTTGTAGACGTGGTTGAACGGCTCGTAACCCTTCTGGCTGCTGTTCCTTGCCCCGGCTTCCCACCGTCCCATTGACACCATGACACGATATGCCTTGTGGTATCCGTCAGGGTCATTCCACAGGTCAATCCCCTCATGCAGACCAATGCCTGTCTCTCGGACTATGGTGTTGCCATACGTCTCTGAGTGTCCTGTGGAGTAGGCTTTCATAATCGAAGCAATGGAAATGACCCCCGGCTTTACCTCGGCTCTACGGACAACGTAGTGGCCCCAGTAGGCACAACCACCGTACACCGAGTCAAAGACTGGGGTAGGCAGTGGTTTTCCATCGGAGCCGGGTAGGTCCTGTCCTACAGAACCACCAAACCGGAACTCATGCTTGTCACGGCTGGAGCCGATTGCCCCGATGTTACGGAGACGGACAGAGGCAGGGACGGAACGGTTGAACTCCGAATAAATCCAAGGCCCGTAATAAATGTCTTCTGTGCTAAAACTCATGGTCTTTCCTCGGGTTACTGTGGCTCTACAGGCCACTCTACGTTTCGTGGGTCTTCTAGTCCCTCGGTCAAGTCTCGGAGGGCCTGACGGTACTCTTGCCAAGCTACGGTATCAGCCGGGGAGTCTGGTATCTGTGTCCAGTCGGAGGACTTTAGTTTAATGTCCCGTTCTGTACGGAGCTTGCCCCATGCCTTCTCGATAGCCTCGGCCTCTAGGACTTCAGCTGGACGAGGTACAAGGGCGCCGTCTACCACCATCATCCCCTCAGTGGGTACGTTGGCTTCTACGTAGCCTTCAGTGGGGCTTAGGTTTTCCTCTAGGGTCCTGAAGGTACAGGACAAGAGCCGGAGGATTTCTCCGGTCTCTAGGTCATAGATTGCATACGTCATTTCTTGAACTCCCGTACTGAGAGGGATTTTGGATTAGCATAGACAGAGGTGGGGGACCAGTTGGAGGACTTCTTGACCTCTACCAGATAGGTGGTGGAACTTGCTGTGGCAGTCGTAACCAGAGACCCACCAAAGTTTCCTCCACCTTCGCCCAGTCCCACGTCCTGTGCATCGTAAATCACAGTTCCCCCCTTCTTGACACGGTAGTCAATCTGAGCCCCGGCGTCTATCGTGCCGGTCGGAGGCTTGATGGAGAAGCTAAAGTTCAGGAGTGCGTTGGCACCTGTACCCGTGAAGCTGAAGCTGGAGACTGTGGTGTAAGAGGCACTGGAGCTGATTGTAGTGTTTGACGTGGAGTACGTGCTGTTCCCGTCTGACACAGCCTCGTCCTGAACCTTAACCGTAGACACCGAGTCCGTGGCCAGCTCTCCGTTGGTCAGGCTTGCTGACTCTGTGGTCCCACTGACACCGGTACTGAAGCCAGAGGTGTTTCCGGAGTAGTCTACAGCCTTTAACCAGTAGTACCGGGTAACACCGGTCCCAAGGTCCTGACGGATGTAGGAACTGCCATCAATCTCAGCAATCTTAGAGGCAGAGCCGGATGAGTTGGAAGTGTGTTCCCAAACCTCTACGTGCTTCAGGTCACTGTCCGAGGGGTTGGTCCATGACAGACGTATAGACCGGAACTCACCCGAGGCTGAAAAGCTGGTAGGGGCACTGGGGGCTGTGGTATCCCCGCCACCCGTAAAGGTATCTGTGGCCCATGCACCCCTCACACCGGAGTTTGTGACACCCCGGACACGAACGTCATAGGACACACCTTCAATGACTGGGCCGATCTGCCCTGCTGTCGTAGGGACAAACATGGACGAGTAATTAGTAGCCGTGGTGGGCTTGTACTGGATTTCATACCGAGTGATGAACGGATTGGACGGTGCAGTCCACGTAACATCTGCAAGTAGGAAAAACGTACCGTCTGACTTCAGCTGTCCTGACTCGGTGATAGTCAGGCCGGAGGAGATTGTGGTGTTGTCAAACGGACTTGGGAGTGTGGTGTTGTCCGTCTCGAATACCGTAACGTCCGTAAACTCGTCATAGGTCGTAGAGGTGATTTCCCGGAGGGTCAGACCTACAGCATAGTCCATATCCGGGGACAAGGTGAACTCCCACCCGGAGACCTCGAACGGCTTAGACGAGAACCCGAAACGGTCAATGGTCAGGTTGACGATGTCACCCACCTGAACCTTGAAGGCGTTCAACCCAAAGTCTGCTACAACTGTCACCTGAGACCGGACCCTCTCTAGGAGGATGTTTGCTAGACGTTGTGCAGCATCGGAGTCATTGGTGAACGGGGTAGGAAAGTCTGCAATGGACTCCAAGCCCCCGTCCGTAGTGACGAAAGCAGCCTGAGTAACCAGTGGGTATTCCGTAGGCTGGTAGTTGGTCTCTGGCCCCCGGAAGATGCCCCGGACCCCGTTGAAATTCTCCCTACGGCTGTGACGAGTGGAGACACTGATAGGGCCTCTCAGGTCGTCCTCTGTGAGGGTCACAGTCGGAGCTACATACTTCCCCGCCTTCATTCTCCAGCTACCCTGTGCATACCACACCGTTCCGGCCATAGAACCGGTCAGGTCTTCGATGATGTCAGTAGGGGCCTTAGATGTCAGGAAGGCACCGTTACAGGTGTACCGGTCCACTGCTGCTGTAGCCAGTGTTTCTTCACAGACATTAGCTGCTGTAGAGACTGCGGTGTCGTCAATGTTTGCTGCGTCCTCACCCAGACCGTAAGTGGTGTCTGTCAGGTAGTCCCGTAGACACAAGGCAGGGTTCTCAGACCAAGCTGTAAGGGTTGTCCGAGGGTCGTAGACTTTCTTTCCCTTGACAATGGCTGTGACAGTCGGGAGGCCTCTGGGGAAAGCATCCTCGTCATATTTGAAGGTAAGGGCAAGGTGAGCAATCCCCTGCAGCTTGTGGTTAGATGTCCAGCTGGAGCTGAAGTTAGAGAACGCAGAACCGCCAAGGCTTGCAGTGTGTCCCCCGTCTACCTCTCGGATAGCCACAAGGCCATCGTACAGGTCAAGGTCCGGTCCTATGTCGTTACCGTTCTCGTCTACCTCTACGACGGTAGCCACGTTACCGGTTCCTATGGTAGTTGCCTTCACCCGGTAATTGTCTAGAAAGATTTGTTCGTAGTCCTCAATCTCATGCCCTGCAAAGGCAATGATACGGGACAAATACTCGTTATTAGTACCGGACACTTCGTCAAAGACGATAGCTCCACCCACCTTCTGTTTGCCATAAATGACTTGCTGGTGGAGAGCTGCACCTTTCGAGTTGAAGGAATAGCCCCCGGTGGTAGCACCGGAACCGGTGTCCGTCTCGATAGGAGAACCGGAGTCACCAGATGCAGCAGACTTCTTATTTCTACGTCCGAACAGGACTTGTCCGAGGACTACAGCCCCAAGCAAAAAACCTAACATCTGTTTCCCTTACTCTGTGGTAGAGCCCCAAGTTATTTTCTTGTTTGCCAGACCTTCAACAAAGTCCAGCCCGAGGTCCCCTGCATACTGGCTTTTCAGGTAGGAGGACGTGTACTTGATACCGGAGGGAGTCTCTAGCCTTATCAGCTTGCTCTCCAACGTCACCTGAACGGTGCTGGTGTGGGGTTCCTCTAGTATGTCCATTGTGTCGATGTAGCCGGTAAACAGCTCTGTGTACTCCGTAGGGTCTGTCATACTACCAAAATAGATGGTTCCCTTCCGTCCCTGATACTCAGTGTTCAGGGCAATAGATATGACCTCAGAAGGGACACCGGTAAGTGTCAAGACTGCACCTCTCGCAGAGGCGTCGTTAGCCTCCTCGATGGTGTCAATCTTTAGCATTTCCTCAGAGCCGATGTACGTCTTCGAGTCTATGACTGTGTCCCCTTGACCAGACCAGATATACAAGGGGGACACGTCAAAGTTCAGGTCTACAGCAAAGAACGGCTCAATAACGTCTGCTGATAAAGCTGTCTCAAGGGCCGTTGTCAGGTCTCTACTCATAGTTCTTTCCTACGGATACATTTGTGTAAATTGGGACCACAAAGGGTGGCACTGGTGTTGCACGTACAAGGTGGAGCCTTCCAACTCGGTCAAACCTACATGCCAAGGCCCTACTTCATTTTCTGAGGGAGGTCTAGTCCCTACGTTTGTGCTGAAGCTCACAGGCACGACATGCCCCTCCCTGTCGTACCAGATAACTTTAAGGAAGTCACAGGACCGGACTTTGGTGAACTTCAGGTACACCGATAACCCAGACCCATAAGCTGTAGGAATGGCCTCTGTTATCTCTACACCCTTGACCACAGGGAAAAGGTTAGTCTCCACAGCCTTGGCTGTAAACACCGAAGCCCAAACCAGAGCCAAAAGTAGGGACCACATAACCAACGCCCTTACTTCTCTAAATACCGTTTTCACGGGATGATCCCCTCTCCTAGCTGTCTGACCAACAAGGCTGCTGCTGCACCTGCAAAGGTTCCTACGATAGCCCAGTAAGCCCCAGAACGAGACCTCCAGCCCTCTAGGTCCCTCATTCTTGTTTCATGCTTCTCAATCACCGCCTGTCTTCGGTCTAGTTCTTGAGAAAGGTTACTGTTTAGACGGGAGACCTCCCCGATTAATTGCCCGAGGGCTGCTGTGTTTTCGTGGGTTATTTTAGTGAGTTGCCGTAGTTCATCGGAGTGACGCCTTACGTCTTCCTCTAGGTAATCGGTACGGTCCCATTCCTTGCTCATCCCGTTTTCTCCTTGTGGGGCGAGTGGGGGCCTCGGGTAAGCCCCCTTTATTCTACTGCAGCTTCTTAGTGGCTACAATCCGTCCCCACAGAGCCACAATACCGGAGACCACTGCAACAGAATCCAAGGCAATAGCTACGATGCCCTCTTGGATTTCTGGGGTAATGACGTAACCGAAACGGCTAAGGAGTACGGTGGCCATCATCACCAGTACAGCCCAAACTGTACGGGAGAGATACCAAGGTTTATCTTCAAACATAGGTTTTCCTTTCGTTTATCTAAATGCAATTACACCTATTGCACCTTCTCTTGCGGACCCATCTGCCGGAGCCGTGAAAGTTTGGCTCGTACCTGTGGCGATAATAGAGTGGAAGGCGGCAGTGTTGCCAGAGGCGGTCCCTTGCCGTGCGTTGGTGAATAGGTCTTCTGTACCCTCGGTTAGTCCCGGAGAAGTAAGGTCGGCGTCTTCGTTATACCCGGCAAGGACAATGTCTCCCGATTGTATCCCGGTGATTGTTGCGACCCCGTCCGAACTTTTCCAGCCTGTCGCAGTAGATGCACCGGCAGTAGACACTGGGGTAGTGGAGGAATAATTCTGGATGGCGTAAAATGCCGTGTTACAGGCTCTGCCAGCCGTTATAGTACTATTGTACCATACAGAGAAGTTGTCCGGCATGGTACTCAGCTCACAGGTCATGACTATTACCTCTGAACCAGAACTGGTCCCTGCTGCACTGGTTACTACTAATTGTTCCGTCCAGACGTTAGAGTCATCATCGGTAATTCTTGCAGAGGACCCGGTATACAATTTCGTCCTTTCAAGACTGACCACTGCGACCACTAGGCAAGTCTCCCCTATATTGGTAAGGGCGGTCTTTACTGAAGTTGGCATAGTAAATGTACCCTCGGTAACGGCACCCGTTACGGTCACGGTTCTTCCGGGGTTCAAGTCCTCCCTGCCTCCCAAGAAAGTCAGAGTAAGGGGACCTGTAGCCTCACCTGCGGCAAGCAGCATTTGCATTATGGACATTAGCTAATTCCCCCTCCGGCGACTACAAACACGTCTGCGTCCGTTACGTCTTTGACACAGAGAATCGTGCAAACGCCGTACTGTGCCAGAGTCAGGTTCCCGGTCGTAGCCGTACCTGCAAGACGCAGGGTACAGTTTGTGCCTTGGGTAATGGTCTGGTCGGAGCCGGAGTCATTGTAGATGGACACCGCATCACCGACTTGGAAGACGTTAGGGTTTACCGTAATCCCCCCTGTGGTGATAGAGATATGCGTTCCAGCATCCCCAATGGCTAACGTATAAGCTGCTGTCTTGGTGGTCTGGGGGATGTCCCGGAGGTTCCCGTCACTGTCAGACACGGCCACAAACGTAGGGCTGTCCGTGGTTGCTAGACCTTGGTTGATAGCCTTTACGGAAGCCTCAGAGGTAAGCTCCGAGTCCATAAGGGCACCGGCTGCTGTGACATTCGTAGTATCGGTTACGTCTGCCAGTGCCTCTACACCGTTCAGCTTGGTCAGAAGGGTGTCCGTAAGGTTGTTAGTGTCAGACTCAGCAAACAGGGCCGTTTTAATCTCTGCCCCAGTCTGGTCAGCTGTAGCCCCCGTTTCAATGCCAGACAGTTTAGTCTTCTCAGCATCAGTAAAGGCGTTGGTGTCAAGCTCTGCTTCATAGGCAGTCTTGATTTCAGCACCCGTCTGGTCTGCTGTAGCCCCGGTCTCGATACCTGCCAGCTTAGTGAATTGGGCATCAGTGAAGGCATTAAGTTCTGCCTCATAGAGTGCCTTGATCTCAGCTCCGGTCTGGTCAGCTGTGGCATTGGTTTCAATGCCGGTCAGCTTAGTCTTCTCAGCATCGGTGAAAGCATTAGTGTCAAGCTCAGCTTCATAAGCCGCCTTAATTTCAGCTCCGGTTTGGTCTGCTGTAGCCCCTGTCTCGATACCCGCCAGCTTAGTGAATTGGGCATCGGTGAAGGCATTGGCTTCAGCTTCATAGAGTGCTTTAATCTCAGCTCCGGTCTGGTCAGCTGTAGCTCCGGTCTCAATGCCGGTCAGCTTAGTCTTCTCAGCATCAGTAAAGGCGTTGGTATCAAGTTCAGCTTCATAAGCCGCCTTAATTTCAGCACCCGTCTGGTCAGCTGTGGCATTGGTTTCAATACCAGAGAGCTTGGTGAATTGGGCATCAGTGAAGGCGTTGGCTTCAGCCTCATAGAGGGACTTAATCTCTGCACCGGTCTGGTCTGCTGTAGCTCCGGTTTCAATACCAGAGAGCTTAGTGAATTGGGCATCAGTGAAGGCGTTGGCTTCAGCCTCGTAGAGTGCCTTAATCTCAGCTCCGGTCTGGTCAGCTGTAGCTCCACTCTCGATACCGTCCAGCTTGGTCCCGTCAGTGGTGATGTTACGACCGTCTACCGTACCCTCAAGGTTGGCTACAAGGGTTCCTGTGGTTACTACAAGGTTGCCCGTAGAGGCCCCGGTAAAGGTCCCGGTGCCCATCGTAAACTTGTCTACACTTTCGTCCCAACCTATGAACACGTTGTCCGAGGTGCCACGTTCAATAACCAGACCGGAATCATTCACCGGGGATGCTGCTGTGTTACGAGACAGCTCAATCAGAGAGTCGTCTACCTGAAGGTTTGCCGTGTCCAGTGTGGTGGTCGTGCCGTTTACGGTCAGGTCTCCGGACAGTGTGAGGTCCACAAAGCCGGGGCTGTCAGTGGTGGCTAGACCTTGGTTGATAGCCTTTACAGCAGCCTCGTTGGTCAACTCAGAGTCCATAAGGGCACCGGCTGCAGTCACGTTCGTTGTGTCCGTAACGTCTGCCGCAGTCTCGACACCGGCTAACTTTGACTTCTCGGTGTCGGTGTAGGCG